TCATTTATTATATTCATCTTCAAATGCTCCAAACGACACTACTTTCTTATCATCAAAACGAGCTTTTTTTGTGCCAATAAGTTTATTTCCTAATTGAGTAGTTATAGTATTCTTGATTGGCATATCTTTTGTTCTTTCAATTTTCTCGGATAAATCTATTACATTATTTATCTTTTCTTTTCTATTCCTTTCATCATTCGTACTAAATAACGTTGCTACAGTATTTGTATTAGCAGTATAGTTTAGCTCTTTTCTAGCTTTTTGCATACCTTCTTTAAATTCTTTATCATTTTTATGAATCAATGGTTCGTAATATTTACGATATTCTTTTAAGTTTCTTGATAAATATGTAATATAAAAGTATTCATTTTGATACCCGACGTTTTGCGTCTTGTTTATTGCTTCTTTAGTAAAACCTGTATATTGATATTTCTTTTCATTTTCTTTAAAAAATTTATATAAATTATCATACTTTTCTTTTTGCGCTCGATATTCAAAGCCACTCAGCACTGTACCCACCATCATACTCATATCATCACCGTTGTCATTACTACGCATTGATCCTTTTTGATGGATGGCATCTTTGTACAAAGGTAGACTTGCATTAAATACAATACCATGATCTTCACAATGCACATAAACTTCTACACCATCATCTTTACCTACAACATTTGTAGCTTTAACTTTTAGTCCAAAGTTATCTTTAAAGAATTGTTCACCTACTTTTTCAAATTCTTTACGATGCTTCTTCGCAAATTCAATCGCATCTTTTTCTGCAGGTGGTTGGAAGCCTTGTCCTACATATTTTGAAGCTTCCATTTCTTCTGGTACTGATTTTGTTTCTGTATTCGTGTCTTTTTTTGATTCACTTTCCATCGCTGAACATCCTGATAGCAGTATTGTTGCTATTAAGATTAGTTTTGTCCTTTTAAACATAGCTCATCACCCATTTATGTGTTTATAAAACTTTTGTGTTTGAAAAAGCTACTTATTCTCAATGAAAACAAGTAGCTTTTAATAAATTAATTAGTAAACTGCTAGTTTTTCTAATTGTTCTTTAACTTGAATTAAGTTTGAACGAATTAACGAGGCAGATTGATCCATTGTTTGAATAGCTTGTCCTTCATTTTCGTTCAAGCCATTACAAACAACTTCAAACTGTTGTGCCATTTGATCAAGACGAGCATGAGCTTGTGTGTTTAAAATAAACATATCGTCATAATGAGATGGTAAATTGACATTTCGTCGTTGTACGCAAATGTATAAAACCCTTGTTATACCAAGTTCTTTATTATTTTTAACCTTTTAAATTTTCCACAAGTGTTTGCCCTTATTTAAATAATCCGCCCTTTTTTTGCCCTGAAAAAATAACCACGTCAATTAAGACGTGGTTACCCTAATATAGAAAGAAAGTGTTTGTAAATTTTAACATATTTAAGATTTTTTGATTATCTATCTGTTTAGCTCATAGGATTTTTTTCCTTAGATTGAGTATCTATTAATTTAACTGTATGATTTTCCCAATCAACTTCATAAATTGATGTATGAGTTGCTCTATTTTCATCTTTATAATTATTACCTATCCAGTGAAGTTGATTCCAAAAGTTTGTATATCTATCCATTTCTCTTTGATAAGTAACAGTAATTTTTGATTTTTTTGCAGCGTTTTGTTTTCGAGATAGGACACCAATAAATTCTGGATTGAAGTTACCTCTGGATAACACTGGCATTTTGTGATATTCCAAGAAGTTTTGTCCAGCATTTAAGTTGCTTTGTCTTGAGCCTAAAAACATTTCATTACCATAAGTTGAATGATAACTATCTCTGCCATATGGTCCCCAACCATTATTCATAATTTTATGTGCTTCAACATCCCAACCAATTTTTTTGAAATTAGTTCTTTTATCTAAGCTAGTTCTATAGCTTTCTTGTTTATAGTTAATTGTCTCTGAAAAAGATTTTGAACCATTACCTCCACCTGACAAGCCGTTAGAGATATTAATATCTCCACCATAAGAATAACCTACCGTTTGTTGTACTTGAAATTCTTCATTTTGATTTTTAGGTGCATAATCTACAACGTTTACTGAGTCATTAGAATCTGAATTAATTGAAATGTTGTACTTAGAACCCCAATAAAATTGAGAACTAATAGTGTCTTTTGGATTTGGCTTTGTATAGCCAGAATAAATGTTTCCAGCAGCTTTGAGTATTAATGTATCTTTATCATAACTTTTATCTTTAATAAAATTAAAAGTTAAAATCTGAGAAATTTTTAACTTATCGGAATCTGATGTTGCAGTTGTTTTGTACAAAGTAATTTTATCATCAACCTTTTTCTCACTTACAGGTGTGATATGTTGAGCTGCATCAACTGTATTGGATAGCAAAAGCAATGCAATTGATGTAACAACTGATGATTTGACTATTTTTTTCATATCAATTATGTCCTTTCACTTTAATTTCATGAGTTTTCCAGTTCACTTCATATTTAACTGTGTAATTTCTGTTTACAAATGCGTTGTGTATTCTAGATCCTTCTAAATAACTATTGCCATAGTGTGTTGTTCTTCTAGTAGCATGAGTAACATCCATATTTCTGCCATACGTTATTTCAAATTCACTTGTATCTCCTGAGCCTTTTTCATGAGAAACAGTTGCAATAAATGAAGGATTGAAACCACTGTGTACTAATGGGGGTAATTCATTGTCTGGCACAAAATAGTCTCTCGGATTTTGACTATATGGTTTATATCCAACAAATAAATTTGGATCATGTCCAGACATTTTACCTAATGATGTGATAAATGAATTAGCTTTTATTCCCCATTGAACACTTTTTGAATTTTGATGTTCTACTTCACTGATATAGTTTTGTTGATTATAACTAATTGTTTTTGAATAATTAAATGAACCATTACCTCCTGTTGATGGACCACTATTAAAATTACCACCTATGTTATAACCTAATGTTTGACTAACATTTACTGAATCTATTTTATTTTTAGGTAGATAATTTATTAAATCTACATTGGGGTCATTTGTTTTGAGACCAATATTGTATTGGAAAGGCCACCTCATTGCTTTTATATGATCTGTGTTTTTGTAATTGTAATAAGTAGTCTTTGAATTGATAAAACCTTGCATTTTTAAAATCAAAGCGTCTTTGTTATACTTTTTATCTTTAACAAAATCAAACTGAATATTTTGTGTGACCCCCCACTTATCGCTACTTGTATCTTCTGTTCTTTTGACTACCTCAGCGCCATCACCAATATTCTCAATATTGTTATCAGCTTTAGATTCATGAAACGAAGTAGCAATAGGAGTGATTATTCCTAACGACAATGTTGCAGCTAATAGTCTTTTTTTGACCATAAAAATCATTTCCTTTCTTTATAAATTTTATTACATTTTTATATTAAACCTTTTTAACTTTTAATAAAATTAAATATTTATTAAAAGATTTACCGAGTTTAAAATATCTATAAATGTGTTTTTTTACTATTATTTCGAAAAAAACCCGTTCATTACCAAACAAATTATAAATAATTTATATTTTGATTGATAATAAACATAAAACCACGATATAGTTGACCATAACAACTTTTTAATCATAGCACACAATACGAACACAAAATAATTTATATACTAAAAACGTTTGTTTTTTTAAAATTTAATATATTTATGTAAAAATTAACTGTTTATTAATTTTAAATAATAGGCAAATACCGAAGTACCTGCCTAAGATTCATCATATACAATTATCAAACTGCGCTAAACTTACCAAAACTACTTATCCTATTACCTGCTTTATCTACCTCTCCTGTCGCGATATAACGACGTTGTCCACTATTAGCGATATAAGTAATCCATCTATAGCCATTGATACAATATGCGCCGTCATATTTGATTGTTGCGTTATTAGGTAATACACCAGTAATTCTTGAATTAGTTGAATAGCCGTCCCTTACGTTATTACCTTTAACATTGGCAACTGTGTAATTACCAGCCTCTTTTTTATAAGGCACATTATTCTTATCAAGTGTATAACCTGCTGGCACTGGTGGATTTTTTTGGTTTTTAGCTGATGTTTTAACATTACCAGCTACCAAACCACCTATAGGCTTACCATGAATCGCACCAGCTATTAATTTAGAATACAAGTCATAATTCTTCTTAATCCAATCCATATCTTTTTTATTAGTAATAAAACCTAATTCAGATAAACGATAATTGATATTTATTTCTGCTGATACATTAACGTTCAGTAAATCATTACGAGGTGTTACACCTCTTATTTGTCCTAAGTTATTTTTAATAACATCTTGTATACTTTTATCAATAGTATCTGCATTGAATTGACTTGAAATAATAACATGCCCACCACTTGCACTTTCTCCTGCTGCGTCTAAATGAATCTCTAGAACAATGTCATACCCCTGTGATTTAACCCAATATAAGCCATAATCTTTATTATTTCCTACATTAACACCGTAAGCAGTATCTTGATACATATCTTGTGATTGACTTGAGCCACCATATAATGCAACTTCGTGACCTGCATGTCTTAAATACTTAGCGATATTTGGTGTTATATATTTACGGATAAAATCACGTTCATTTGTTCCGTTTCCGACTGCTCCAGGATCGTTATAACCATGACCGGCTACAAGCATAATTTTTTTAGGTTTAATTACTGCTTGCTTTTTGGCAGTTGCTTGCTTAATAACGCTTTTAGCTTTATCTCCAACACTTACTTTATCTGGGAAATTTAATCTAATAAAATACATTGGGTCATCGTAATAATGAACATGTCTTGTAACGGTTTCGGGACCCCAACCAGGTTGCGCAACGCCATTTGTCCAACCTTTACCATTCCAATTTTGGCCAAACGATGTGAAAGTGTTTAGATTAGCGCTCTCAACAATTTCAACATGTCCAGCTCCGCCACCATACTTTGACGGGAAAACGACAATGTCCAACTTTTGCGGTAAAAAGCTATCATAGTTTTTAATTATTTGCCCGTATTTTTCAATCCTTGCTTTATTATCAAATGGAATATTATAAGCGTATAAACCTTGTAACCTTTCGCCTGTTGCTATCATAAAAAACATATTTGCGTAATCGTAACACTGAAATCCATAAAACAAATCAGGATTGAACTGCTTCCCTAATGAATTATCAAACCATTTTTCTGCTTGGTTTTTTGTTATCAACATTGGTCAACACCTACCCTAAATCATTTGTGTCGTTCATATTCGTAGGTGTCATTACTTCTTTAATTGGCGCTTGCCCTGTTGCTTTTCTATACTTGTTTTCAGCTTTATATTTCTTTAGCTTTTGATTTGCCCATTTACCTTCTTGAGATGTTGGATTGTCTTTATACGTAGTATATAAAGCAACAACAGTAAGTATTATTGATGATATAGTCTCATCGTCTACTGGAATCGGGCTAATACCTTTGTTCGCTAAGAATTGATTTACTAATGCTAAGATCAATACGATGTATCTTGTTATTACTTTTGCATCCATTTGTTTGCTCCTTTTATCCAAAATAAAAAGCCAGTGCCGAAGCACTGACCAAAAACATTATTTACATTTACGACCATACAAATAGCATGACAACCATCTTGCCCAACTCATTTTGTCCACCTCCCTTAAGGTAATAACGCAGTAATTGATGCAGTAATGACTGCAATCATAACAATTGTTACAAGCGCCCATATGGCACCTACGAGCCATTTATTTTGGGCGAGTGTCTTTTCTTCATTTTTTTGTGCAACATCTACTTGCGTTTGATATCTTTCTTCAATTCTGTTTAATATCTTTGTTTGCTCTAAATTCTCATCTACAACTTTATCTTGCTTATCTTTAAGTTCTTTATGAGATTCTCTTAGTTCATTATGATGTTGCTTATGTTCCTCTCTAAGTTCAAGCACATGATCAGCTGTTTCGTTTGCTAGTATTTCAACATCATCAACACGTTCAACTAATTCAGAAAGCTCTTTTTTTATTTTCTGAATATCATCCAAAACTACACCTACTTTCTAAGAAAGCTATGAGCGTAATGCTCATAACTTAGTATAGTTACATTGTTTCGCTATCAACTGTTTTATCAGATGACAAGTCAGTTCTATCCACAACTTCTTTCACAACTTTCACACGTTGTTTTTTGTTAGTTAATTGATATAACAAATTTAACGTCTCCGCAATTTTCTTAGCGTTTTCTTCAGATTTAAAATCTTGAGCATGGTTAACCATTTCAGAAGTTGTAAAACTTCCTGTGAAATCTTGATATACTACACGTTCTGTACCTTCTTTGTCGATTTGTACTAAAATAAACCTTTCTGTATTGTTGATAATTTCTTTTGCCATAATTAAATGACCTCCTTAAATTTTTGTATAAAAATAGTGCTAAGGATTACTCTTCCTCAGCACATTGTTGATTTTCTTTATTTTCTTGTATATACGCTTTTAACATCGCGTTTTCTTGTGTTAACCTCATAATTTCCTGTGATAAATAATGAATTGTATATTCAGGATTAGCTTGTAATCCTTGTTTGTTATCCTGCATTCTTTGACTCCTCCAATTTCTTGATTCTTAGTTGTTGTTCTTTGATAACAGGGATAAGATGAATCCATAGACGATCATACGCTATACCTTCAATTTCTCCTTTGTCATCATACGTGACAAACTCTTTTAATCCTAAATTCTCCACCTCTTCAGCAATCAAACCTACGTATCTATCAAGTTTATAGGTGTCTTCCGATAATTTTCTATCTTCTCTCAGCTCTCTAGCTAAAATTTCAGACTCAGCTTTATCAAACCACGTTCTAATAGGTAAGTTAAGAATAGCTTTTGAATGTTCCAGTTGTTCATCTCTATCGTTATATTGATTTTCGATAGATAACTTGTATTTACGCGCTGATGTCGAACGCCCAATTGTGCCAGCAGAAGTAATATGCAAATTAGCTGCGGCCGAATAAGTACGTCTATAAATTGAGTTAGAAGCTATCCTATCTCCTGCATCATCTGAACCTACAGACAGTAGGTCTGTACTCTGTATATGAATATACCTATTACCATCACGTCGTTTCAGCATATTAAATTTGCCATACCCTGCTTCGATTGTTGTATCTCCACCTGTTGCATATCGTCCATTAACAATTTGAACAAGACCTTTATTTCTTTCTTTAGAAAACCTGATACCCGCACCGTAATCATAGTTCTCATCAGAACCAAACATAATATAACCGTCACTCGAATAAGCATTATCTGCATTAGACAGCGTGAATGCAAATCGGTTTAATCCAGGCACTTTGTCTGTGTTTGGATATAAATACACCGGTGCCTGTTTGCTTTTGATATTCGATGAAGCGTAAGACTCCAGAACAACCCGATTATTATCTGACGTTAGTGCAACGACACCACCATAGGAATTGATTGTTATGCCATTCATACCGCTATCACTGTAAGTTTTATCCCACCATTGAATNCGTTGCACAATACCACCTAGTTCAATAGAATCATTCTGTATTTGAACATATCTGTTATTGTTACCGCCTTTAATTCCAATTCTATTAACATTGATATCAAGACCCTCTCTTGATAAATTAAGGCTGTTGACAATATCGGTTTTATCTACTTTATCTCGCATATTTTGGATAAGAAGGTTTATTTCTCTATTACCGTTAATATCAATTTTATCAGCATTTAATCTAATACCACGTGGCCCCACATTTAAAGCTTGAGCCACTCCGTTATCATCATATCTGATTGTTGTTCCATCTGTAACGTTTTGGACAATCTCGTTTAATATATTTGAAAGTGTACGATTGGTTGCATTAAACTCTTCTTTAGTAGTTCTTAATTTGATTTCCTTACCATTTTGTATAATTTGAGAACCATAGCGAGTCAGTGTTCTCCTCTGTGCATCTGTGCTTTCTTTGACCTTGTTGTCTGTATAAGCATTAGCTTTCTTTTCAGCGTTTCTAGCCTTTAGTTCTGCGTTTTGTTTTGCCTCTTCAAGTTTAGCTTGAGCATCTTGTATAGCGCGTTGCTCTTCTTCCGAAATTTTACCATCAGCATACGCTTGCGATTCCTTCTCTTTAAGATCATCTTGAGCATCAATGTATGATTTTAAAGCTTCTTGCGCTTCTTGATTTGCTTGTTCAATACTTGCTTTAATCTCAGGATTATTGGACAAATCACTTAACTGGTCATCAGTATATTGTTTTTGTTCTTCCAATCCGTTTCGATATTCGTTTAACGTAACTTTATCTTTGATTTCACCTTTTAAAGTCGTTCTCTCAGCTTCAGCAGTATCTAAACGTTCAACAATACCGTCTTTGTCTGTTTTATAGTCCGATGTTTTTACATAGTCACGTAATTGTTCTTTTGTGGATTCTCTAGCTGCTTCAATAGCTGATTTAACAACATTAGGTTCTCCGACTAACTGCAAATCTTCATTCACCGTTAAACCAAATTTTGTTGCTATTATTTCCAACGCTTCTTTATATTTTTCATCAGTGTATTGTGACTGTAATAATTTAAATCTATCTGAAATGGCGATTTTGACATCTTCTACATCTGTATAAACATCTTGTAATTTCTTTCTATACTCAAGAAATAAAGTTTTTGTATCTACCAACCGACCAATCGTTGCAGTTTCGGGTGTCATAGATTCTAAATTATTTTTAATTTGATTATAAACATCAATCACAGCGTCTAAACTTGCTTGTAAGTCCGCTTTCAAATCATTATCTACTAAGTACTCGCTATTCAGTAATTCTGTAGCTTCTGACAAAAGACTAGCGTGTTGTATAGATAAATTAATAAAAATATTGTTTAATTCACTGAATAGCGCTTTCTCTCTTGTTATACCACCTAATTTTTCAACATCATTTGGTGTTGCTTCAATCCATCGACCATTCCAATATCTACGCAAGACAGCAACATCAGGGTTACTTGTATCATACCAAAGCATATCATTGACTGGATTTTCTGGCGGTGTATCACTTTTGTGTATTTTGCGTTCAAAGTATTCTAATTCACCATCTACAACATCTTTAACTATAGTGTTGATATTGCTAATATTATCGTTTAACTTTTGATGTATTATGTTCAATCGCTTGTTAAACTCTTCTCGTAATTCTGATTCTTTGAACTCTTTAGGTTGACCGAATGTATATGTGCTATTTTCTGAAATTATGTTATATTCTTCAGCAATAACTTCTGCCTCTACATACAATGGCGGGTTAAAATCTCTATGTTTTACTCTGACTGTATCGCCAATTGATATAATCTCGTGCGGATACGTAACTTCCAAATCAGTAGAAGTAATCTCATATGACATAACTGCCGACTTACGTTTATTTAACTCTGTTTTGACTAAAGAACTTAATCGTGTTTCATTCATATTTTGATCATCTGATTGTGGTTCATATATCCCCCAAATATAGCGCATAGGTAGGTTGAATTGACTTTGCGCTTCGTCATCTGTCACAACTAGCTCTAAACGCTTCCCTTTGTCATTTTCAGGTCCCACAGCAATTAATGCTGTTTTGATTTCTGACATATCAATCTTCCTAGTTAACCCGACTAAATCTTTACCATATTCAATTTCTTTACCTTTGAATAAGCTGTTTTTCTTTTTGAGTACTACATATCTACCTTTGACGGTATTAGAGCTAAGCTCAATATAAAAATCTAAAACCATTTTATAGGTTGTACATAATTGCTTTAAAACTTCATATCTAGTTTGATAAGAAGTCCATGACGTAGTACGTAAGCCATCGTATTCGGTTTGTTCAGAAACTTCCCAACCTGTATCGCTCAACACATCTTTCAATGCTTCTGAAGTTGTCTTTTTCTCAAATTTTCCTGGTGCATACGGTTTAGCTGTTGTTATATCAGCAAGATAAGACGCTATACATTCTATCTCTGTGTAGCCGTCCATCGTATCTTGAACCCAGTTAATAATAAATTCACGCCATTGTTTGTTTGAATCCCTTATAATAACACGATGTCGTTCACGGAACTTTTCAGCTCTTTCTGATGATATGAGCAGTTCAAGCATTTCTGAATTGTCATTAACATTACGTTTATGAATCGCTCTAACTAAGGAAGGGTCATCAGTAGAAAGGAAATCTATAATCTTGTCGTTAAAATCTAAAACATGTATCACACTCTCATCTCCTTTCTATAAATATCTATCTTGCCATTTAACCGTCGTATCAAAGACGTTTTCAGGTTGTATGATTAATTCACTGTACCCAGAATCAACATTGAAATAATTACTTCCAAACGATTTCTCGCTCAACATTGGTTCCTCATTGATGACAACACTTTTTGCTTGCATATCTATTTTCACTAAATCACCTTTTTGTATAATGACATCCCTTGCGCCTTTCGGTTTTGGTAGAATCTCCGTATTGAATGAACCTAATCCATTCATCTCCATCCACTTATAACCATTATACTTCGCACTATAGATAGCTATGATAGAAGCTGGACGCTGATAAAACTTACCGCCATCTATCCACTCTTTCTCATCCATATCAATAGGTTTACGTCTATCTGGGTCTTTAATGTGATCAAATTTCCAAGTTTTAATAGAAAATTTATTACCTACTCTTCTGAGCCGCATATAAACAACGATTCTGTCCAAGTTATACATTATCGGTTTATTCTGATAGTCGTATATCTTTTTGGGGTCTCCTTTTTGGTTATACAACGTAACAACAATATGTCCTATTTTTCTATCATGATATTTATTTTCATAACCAATAGAAGCAAGTAACTTACCATCACTATCATAAATATGTTGTGCTGTTCTTCCGGCACCTTTACCTTTTTGTTCAACAATACATTTATAGGTAATTTGAAAATCTGTCATCGCTTTAGGGAGCCCTCGTTTCGTGCCAGCACCAACCCAACCTTTTGCATCAGGAAAATTAGTTGCTTTATATCCTTCGCCAAGATTGGATATCACAAAGTCACCGCCGACCTTACCACCTAAGTCATTACTTGGAATATCTTCAGTAATCATCTTAGTCCAACCTTTGAAATCACGAAACTCACTATGATAAACAGGAGGCATGTAATCCTTAACTTCTTTGGTTACCTCATCATCACCAACCATAAAATAATCTTCATCATTTTTAGTAATCATAAAGTAACTAGATGGTTTAATTGCTCGGGCTTCAACAATTAAAGGAGTGTCAGCAGTCCCACTATTTACAACTGAAACTTGGTCTGAAATCGCAGTATTTTTATTTCCTGTTACTGAATATTTGTAAGGGTCTGTTAGTACTACTTTGATAGTGAACTTAACAGGTATTGTAAATTCTTTGTGCAGCTTTATTGGTCCTTCGAAATAAGCGTTCCAGTACCAATCTTTAGATTTGAATTGTAATTTAACTTGTTCCTCGTAGTTAAAAAACTTTACTAATTCATTCAAGACGTCATCATGTGTTTTAATGCCGTTGTGAGATAAATAGTCATTACGTACCACCAAAGGTATATCAAAACTATAAGATTCAAGCCTACGCCCTTTATATATAGACCCCGAACGTCCATCTACATTTTCTGTTTTTAAAACATAATTAAAAGAGGGTATTTCAAACCCTCTTTCGACATACAACCAAGGAATTGTTTTGTTGTTCACTTTAATAGTGTCTATCATTGAATAGCAATTCCTCCTTTTCTAAACTTTACTTTTGTTGATTCTTGCCTTTCTCGCTTTTCTATAGACGCGTTCACCTTTTTATCAAAAGCGTATTCGTCAATAATCGGCTGATAATCTTTATCTGCAATCACATCGTTAGATTGTGCTATTTTCAGTAATAAAGCTATTTGTTGTTGCTGTTGTTCAATCATTTTCAATAATAAGCTAGGATCATCAAACCCGTTTAAGTCTGATAATTGGCTAGGACGCTTATTTTTACTCGCTTTTTTCCCTCTTACTTCTGCTGCTGCATAATGCAAAATCTTCATTGCATCATTTCTACGAGCTGGATCTGTTGGAATAATCCATTCTGGATGACCGTCTTCACCTAAGTTATACCAACCATCAAAAACTTTTCCACCTGTAGCATATGCGTAATCACCAGCACGTTTAAAACCACCCCAACCATATCGTCCAACAATGTACTGCATTGCTGAGATACCTTGATGTACTGGATTATTATAATTAGTGTACCCTCGTTTAGCGTTAGCTCTAAAAGTTGAGCCGATAATTTGGAATAATCCTCTAGACGGGTCTCCTCTTTGAGCATTAATATCCCAATTATTCACTGCATTTGATTGATAGTTGCTTTCACGCTTTGCAACTCGCATCATCTGGTCATGAATCCACTTACCTTTATAACGTCCTCCTAAAATACTTTGCGCTTGTCGGATTACTCGGCTGGCATAAGTTGCACCACTTCCAGAAGTAGCATCACCGCCACCAATTGATAACCTACCTTTTTTCTTTGCATTTCTTAAATATGGTTCAGGGTTAAAATGGCGTCCGTTTCTCCTCATTTCAAAATGTAAGTGTGGTCCTGTACTAAATCCGGTATTACCAGTTAAACCAACAACATCGCCGGGCTTTACCATCGTGCCACTAGGTGGTGATTTGCTAAAGTTTTTCAAATGCGCAAATAGCATATCGATAACGCCACTAGTAATTTTTACATAGTTACCATAACCACCAGACATAAACGGCATTCTTGTAAGTCTACCACCCATAGGCGTTCTAACTTCTTGATATACAAATGGAAAATCGACACCTTCATGAAATGGTCTTCCAGTTGCAGCGGTATAAGCTGCGGTACGTCCATAATGATAATTAATTTTGTCAGGGTCTAATATTCCGCCGACTAAATCGCCACCGCCCATAGCTTCTAAATTTTCTTTTATCCAATCAGTAGCACTTTTCTTAATCTTAGACCATGCAGCTTTTGTTATGTCGCCTGCAATTCCCATTCCTTTAGTTAAAGAATTGAAATCAATTCCAAAAGCTTCAAGTATATAATTTAAAAGTTTTCCTGGATTTTCAATAAAATCTAAAACATCGCCAACTTTATCGCCAAGCCATTTGGTACCTTTACCTATTTGATCTTTTGTCCAGTTAAATGCTGATGATGCACCGGACTTAATATCTTTCCACATAGTACCTAAACTAAATCTTGGAAGAGTTCCGTTTAACATTGAATAAGTTTGTGCACCGTTATATACTTTTGAGCCTTTAGGTAAATAAGCAGTAGTATCTGTATTTGGTGTGATTACACGTTTACCATTAGGGAATTCAATCATTTCGTTTCTAAAACCATTTGGACCATTTCCGCGTCCCTTATCTCCAACTGTAGCGAATGTGTCACGTGCAATCTTACCGTTCTTAACTAATCTTGTAGTAGTATGTGTGTGCTCTGTACCAGTATGTAACTTAGGTATTTTATCCATGCCCAACTTACCACCGACCCAGTTTAAACCGTCGATTAATTTATTAAGTCCTTTTTTAATAGCATCTACCATACCGCCGATATGACTTTTAATTTTGCTGATAATACTTTGTAAGCCGTCACGCATATTTGTAAAAATTCCACGTACCTTACTCCATAAACGGCTAGCAATTCCTACCGTATTATCTTTAATGGAATTCCAAATATTTGACATCCAATTTCTTAAATTACTAAAAATTTCTTTCGTCGCATTCCATAAATTAGTAAATTTTGATTTGACGCCACTAAATAATGACTGCGCTTTTCCTATCGTATTCGTACGGATACTACTCCAAGTATTAGATAACCAATTTTTCATATTCGTGAAAATTGATTTGACACTATTAAATAAGAATCCAAAAATACTTTTTGTCGCATTCCAAATTGCTGATAAAGATTTACTGAATATACTTTTTATTACGTCCCAAATACCTGCTATTAATCCTTTTAGCAATCCGCCAAAGTACCTAACAACGCCAAGTATTTTGCCTACAAACCATAATTGAATTAAATTCCATATTAATTGAACGACTCCTTTAAGAATCATAACAATCGCATCCCAAACTCCTCGCCAATCTCCAGTAAATAAACTTGAGAAGAACTTAATTAAACCTAGTATGATATTTAAAGCTCCTTGTATCACACCTTTTATATTCTCCCAAGTACTGACAATTAAAGCTTTAACCGCCGGCCAAATAAATTGCATCACTTGCCAAATCGCGAACATGATTGGTTTAATTACAAAATTTATAATAAATTCAAATATAGCTTTGATAAAATTGCATATATTTTGAAGCGCTTGAACAATAGAAATTCCGTTTTCATTAAAGAATCCATTAATTTGACTCCAAATATCTTTAGCAAAATCAACTATTGCTGATATCGCTTGTTTAAAGATGTTTTTAACAGAATCAATGAAAGGTTGAATAAATTGAATAAAATTACTAAATGTTTGTTTAACACTTTCAATTGCACCATTAACAAAATTTCTGAAAGTTTCAGATTTCTTATAAGCAATTGTAAATGCGACTGCTAAGCCAGCCAAAACACCTAATACAATGCCAATTGGACCAGTTAAAGCCGTGAAGACAGTTCCTAATATAGGTACTTTAGTCGATAAAAAACTAATTAATCCATCAGCCTTTGCAATACCAGCTAATAGTGGGGTTAATACAGTTACTGCATTGCCAATTGTACTTATAAATGCGCCTAATCCAAAAACTACAGGACCAATTGCAGCAGCAATACCACCGAAAATAACAATTGATCTTTTAGAACCATCACTTAAATTGGAAAACCAATCAACCGCTATAGATAGCTTTTTGATTAATTCTTCCATTACTGGTGCAAACGCACTTTCAATAGAAGTCCATACATCAGCACCTACTAATTTTAATTTATTCATTGCTACTTTAAATCTTTCGGAGCCACTTTCAGAATCTTTAAACGTTTGATTTACTGTGCCTTGGGAATCTTCGATAGTTTTTAAAAATTCTTGATAACTAAAACGACCACCTTTAATAGCATCTGCTAAATCAGGACCTGCTTTTGCACCAAATGCTTCAATCGCTAAACTTGTTGCGCTAGCTATATCCGGCGTCTTTTCAATTTCTGCTAATGTCTTCTTAAATTCTTCTCTTGGATTTTTACCAGCTTTACCCCAATTGGATATAGCTTTTTTCAAACCACTGAAGGCTATTTCAGTATTAACACCTGATTTCTCCCATTGAGAGAATAAAGCGATTGATTCTTTCATCTCAAAGCCCATAGCCCTCATTGGAGCACCGTATTTAGTAATGCTATCAGCTAATGTATCAACACTTATACCGCTAGCCTGTGCTGCTTTCGCTACCATATCAAGTACACTTTGATACTCATCAGCTTCAATACCTGCATCACCCATTGCACGCGTAATTAATTGAACGGCTTGTACGCCTTCAGAACCTGTTATGTGACTAAATTTCAAGAATGACTCTGTGGCACTCTCAAGTTCTTTGCCAGTGAAACCTAACCTTGTGTTAACTTCCCCTAAAACACCGCCTACAGTCTCAGCATCTGCTGGAAAGTTGCCATAAACATCTTTAAATGAATTCTGCAACTTCTTAAGCTCTCCGCCGGTTGCTCCTGTTGCTTGGGTAACTGTATCTAAACCTTTATCAACTTCTGCAAAAGCTTTTCCTGATGCTGCTGCAATACCTAAAACAGGTGCGGTAACACCAATCATCAAACCTTTACCAATGGATTTTAAACCATCACCCATTTTTGTTAATTTAGGTCCCATACTTTCAAAAACTTTACTGGTTTTTCCCCAGCCACTTTCTGCCATTCTTTGAGCTTCAACTTGAGCTTTTTTGAACTCTTCAAACTCAGTTGTTGTTTTTTCTAGTTCTTTTTCTAAAAAATTCAGCTCATTTGCTTGTTTGTTATATTCTTGTCGTAATTTTTGAGCTTCCGCGCTGTTTTCGCCCTGTTCTTGAGATACCTTGCCATATTGCTTGGCTAAATCATCAACGTTTTTCTTATAACCTGTGATAGTTCCATCAAGTTCTTTAATCCTTTGTTTGTAACTATGAGTTGATTTTTCGGTATATTTGAAGTTGTTACCGGTTAACTTTAAGTCAGAATTTAAAGTTTTAAAGTTTCGTTTGATTTCTGCAAATGATCTATTTAAATTTGCTGCATCTAAATCCAAACCTATAGATAAACCTTTTATTCTTTCTCCCATTTTTTACCTCCTTTCTAAAAAAGTTCAAAAAAATAACCCTAACCAAACGGTTAAGGTTAAAACGCATCAATTAAAGCCTCTGCTTTTTCTTCAGAAATGTCATTGTTTTTATTTTGATATATGGAAAGTACATAATGAAATGGCATTTTTAAAACTTCGTTAGCGTCTTTACCATTTTCAATTAAGTCCATCATGAGAGTATCCATATTTTTCAACATTGCTTTATATGTTAAATCTTCAGGCTTTATTTCATGTTCTGGATAAAATTTCTAGTTTCCTCAGTTTGCTGACCTTGAGTAATGAAAATTACTTGTTCACGAAGTGCATTCATTCCATCAGGTGCATGCATACGTTCTTTTAGGTCTTTAACTGTGAATTGGTTATCGTAAATTTTTACAACCATATCCATCAATCTGTCAGCGATTTCTCTTGGTTTCATCGTGCTATTTTCGTCCTCAATATCATCGATTAAATCCATTGCTTCGTATACAATTTCAAATGAAATGAAGTGTGGTGTTAAGTACGTTTGTAATTTAATTTCATTTGCTTTCGGGTCTTCTACTAATTGAATAATGTTACGTTTTAATTTTGCCATTTTATAATACTCTCCTTATTTTCAAATAAAATAGAGGGGTTGCCCCCTCTTATGCTTCTACATTTATTGTTATAGTGTCACTCATATTACCAACTGTTGCTTTAACCGTAGCAATGCCTTGTGCTTCCGCAGTAACTTGACCATCACTATTGATTGATACAATATTCGTTTGATCTGTTGTGTATTTCAATAACTTACTTTGATTAGATGGCTCTACTACAACATTTAAATCGTATGTGTCGCCAACTTTAAGTGTTTTAATGCTATCTGGTATATTAACCGACTTTACCGCAGTTTCCGATGAAGCCGGTTTCGTTACAAAGTTTCTTCGCTATCCTCTGTCACGTTTCCAGTATATTCTTCGCCTAAAATTTTCTTTAAGAAAGCCTCTTCGCCTTTTTCACCGTCTCCATCATGATTTGTCATGTTAGCTGAATCAAAGATATACTTACGTACTGACTTTTTATTATCAACTAAAGGGAAAAGTGCCTCACCTTCAACCTCTTCACTTGAGAAATCCCAATCTTTCTCAGCCGTTTCTCCATCGATTTTAGGATTTGTAAACATAACTTTAGGTAATAAAACTGTTCTAAATGTACCGTCTCTACGCTCTTGTCTGAACCATACAGCTACGTAATTGTTTTGTTTACCTTGTTTCTCTTCGTAAACGCCATCTTCATCATAATCTTCATTAAAAACAATTTTGCGAATCTCTTTAGGGAACGCATGCATTTGTAATGAGATTTTACCTTCTCCGTCTGTATTCCCTGATTCAATTGGACCGCCATCAGCATAAGCTGTTTTTAGTTCTCCACCAGTTTCAACACCAATTTTTTGTAATCCTCTTGTTTTTGTAATATCACTATATTTTAATTCCGCGCCTTCTTTCGTTAATTTAGCGAAACCTAAACCAGTAATGTTAATATACGCCTTTGGCGCACTTGCATGTTTTACTGCCATTTAATTTTCCTCCTTATAAAAAATGCCCTCGTAAACGCGAGAGCTTCTATATGTTTTAAATTCTTCTATATATTCCGGTTTTCCATTTGAAACATTTCCCATTTTTAGTTCAGACCATAATAACTTTTGAATGCGATTAGATATCTTATTTCTTATGATTCTCGCATTATATTCATCATTGTACTTAACAAAAACATCTATTTGGACAATATAACTATATGCACACTCATCTCCGTCAGTATAAGTTGTAGGTATTGGGTCGTCGATATCGTCAATAACAATAAAAGGTACATCAGTATCTTTTACATTAGGGTATTTATTGAACTTAATATTATTGATATTTACGTGCTCTCTAATAATTCTGTCTTGACTAATCACTTCATGAACTTTGTACAAAATATCAATCACAATTTTTTCAACTCCCTTTTTAGCGTCTCAAAATACTTATTTTGCCCTTGTCTTATTGCTCTATTAACACCGCCCATAGCTTTAGGTTTGATAAATTTACCTGTTTCTTTTTGAACGTGTCCATATTCAATTAAATGTACGATTTTATAACGGTCTTTAGAACCTCGCCAATGAACAGTAATTGTACGTTTTCCGTTTATCCATTCAGGTTTACTAAAACTTACCTCATTAATTAATGCTCCCGTATCTTTTGAGGGCTTTAGTTGTTTTTTTACTTCTTCAACAATTACCTTAGCACCAGCTATTAACGCCTTATCTTGAACTTTTACCATCTCTTTTATGCCAAAACGTTTTTCTAATTCTCTTTCTAATGCTTTATCACCTATCACTTTCACACTCATGAACTATATCCTCCACGAATCATAATAAAGTCTTTATTATCCAAATCTGGTGATACTTGCTTTATATTCAAACGATTTTTGAAATATCTTGATTCAATTTCAAGATAATGTTCTTCACTGGGTAAATAATCACCTTGCGGATCACGAATATACAATTTAATGTCATTTTGGGTTCCGTTTGAGATAGCTTGTTCTAATTCACGTAACCAGACACCATCAATACTCGCCCAACAGCTATATAATAATTTTTCTTCTTTTTCTCCAGCTTCTGGACCATTATTTTCAGTATACTTATAAAAATGAACACGAGTATTTAAACGTTTAGTTGTAATTCTAGGTTTTTTAAACACTTTCTTCATCTTCTGATACCTCCATTAGAGATAACGAAAAATCTATTATTTCAGGTCTGTAATTATCGTTGAAGTGTTCTAATAAATCTTGATAAGCATATCTAGCGCGTATAAGTATCAATTCTTGACCTATTAAATTCTCTAATTCAAAAACTCCGCACTGATTTTTTATACGCTCGTACGACATTTTTAACAACTGCTTTAAGTACTCATCCTCTGAATTATGGTCAATCTTTTCAAGTGATTTAAATTTGACAAGCAAATCATCAATCGTCATTGTCTTCACCATTCAATAAGTCGACGATTTCACTTTTAACCATTGAACTAGACGCTTTTTTTTGTAATGATTCGCATAGTTCTAATAATTCTTGTTTTGTCAGCTTATCTAAAGGTACGATATAAACTTTGTCGTACTTATTTTTGATTTGATTTGTCAACAATTCAACACGAGGATTGTTATACCCTTCAGCTGGATACAACTCCCCTACTTTGTACTTGTGTTGATTGTGCTCTATGTCTTTAAAAGCTCTAACAACTTTAAATTTCACCATTTTATCACCTCATAAAATTTTATAGTGTTTCTTCGGTACCTTCTAAAGCTGGCTTATGTCCTTTTAAATCTAATTTCCAAACAGCAGCAACTTTATTATCTTTCGCTTTGCCGTAAGCAAATTGTTTTGCAGTGTATAAATCCATATCATCTAACGCAAGTGTTTCTTTAAATTTCTGAACATTAATACCACCAGCTAAATAACCATCATATAAACCTTTAACGTACGTTAAAACCTTACCTGCTTCTTGGACTGTAGACTCGATAACATTCAAATTAAATGGTAAAGCAGTAACATATACGCCATTTGCATTTAAATGTGTATACTGTGCTTGAACCTCAAAAGCATCGGACGGATTAACAACCATTGTTACATTACCTTTAACCGCTACTGATTTACCTTTCTCGTTAGTTGAGTGGTATTTAAACACTTGCATCAATTCATTAACCGTAGCGCGCGGATTAGCAAATGTAAGCGTACCTTGTTCTTCTTTCTCTGGATAAGCACCTTCAGTTACCGATACACCTTTTTGTACTTGACGGTTTAAGCCGATTGGTTGGTCTTTACCAGTACCTTTTAAGAACGCAGTTTCAAGCGCCACTGCAAATGCTTCTTCGATTTGAACACGAACAAATCTTTCAATCCACGCAGGACCAAAATCATTTAAATCTTTTGGTAAAACAACAAACGCTGTCAATTTATTTTGAATTGCTGTTTCTTCACTGAACGCAGCATCTAATTGACCTTTAATTTCACCATAGATTTTACCCCAAACGGCTACGCCAGAAGTTTCAGATTTTAAGAACTTCAAACGCAAACCAGCGTTTTTAATACCTAAATCAGCTAATAACGGATGATTCGTCGTCAAATCTTCAAAAATTCTATCAATTGTTTCTTCTGGCAAAAGTTTTTCTTCTTTATAGTTAACGTTTTTATTGATATCCATGAAGAAACTTCTTTGGTTTGCACTCAAAGATTGTGCTGATTTAGGTAAACTAGAAACTCTTTCAGCTTCTGCTTTTGCTTGTAATTTAGTTTCTTCAAATAGTTGGTTAATCATGTCACCGTACAATTCATTTTGTCTTTCTTGCGGTTCACCGTTGTTTACTGCATTAATAAATTCGTTTTTCGCATTTGCGAATGTTTCCGATAAATTTATAGTCATTTTATGACCTCCTATTTTTTGTATTAAAAAAGGAATCTTGAAAATCCATTTGCTGATACTTTACTATCTGCAACATCGATTTCTGATTCCTTTTCTTTCATATTTATTTTTTCAATTACTTTATTTGCTATTGCGTCAATATCAATGTTAACCTCTGGCGTTTTACTTACCAAAGCTGTTACACGATTTAATACATCTTTCGATAACACTTGTGTATTGCTTGCTACAATTTGCATATTGTCGTTTTCAAACATTTTACTATCCGCAAAACCTTGTTCAATGGCTTCATCAGCATTTAGCCACGTTTCCCTAGCCATCATTTCTACAAGTTCTTGTTTGTTTTTACCAGCTCTAACCGCATATGCCTCAGCCATTATTTGACCAACATGTTCTAATGTTTCTGCAGCATGATTTAGATCTTTCGCTTCTCCTTGCGCAATACTTGAAGGATTGTGAATCATCATTCTAGCAACCGGACTCATTTCGATGTGGTCACCAGCCATTGCGATAAGCGATGCCGCACTTGCTGCTATTGCTGTGATACGAACATTCACTTTGCCTTTATGAGCTCTTAAATGTGTATATATTTCACTACCAGCTACTAGGTTACCACCATTTGAGTTAATTATAATATCAACATCTTCATCACTAAATTCTAGTTGTGTTAAAACATCTTTAGGACAAGTCGAATCCATACCAAGCATTTCGTAAACCCATTTATCTTCGTTGGAAACGATGACGCCTTTAATCTCCGCTTTCATCTTCATCACCACCTTTCAAAGTGTTTTCATCTTTTTCTTTTTCATCATTTTCACCACTGTTAGCTTTTTCGTAGTTTTTAGTAATCAGGTATTCGTCTAATTCAGGATTGTCTGATGGTTCTTCACCTAACATAATCCGCACCTCATTCCTTGTAAATGAACCAGAACTTACAAGTTTGTCAATTGCTTCAGCATATTGAAGTGGGTCTTTTTTATTCACACCGACAATTTCTATTCTTGTATCTTTCAAATACATGCTTTGTGTTATGAGTTTCGCGTTTAATTCGTTCTGAATCTTTTTTAATAAAGGTGTTAAACAGAACTTCTCAAATACAAGCGTGTTCTTTTCCAAATCAGCTGTTTCTCCGTAAATCAAACCTGGAGGTATACCAATCATCAACGCAACATTTTTTATTGCATCTCTCATTAGCTCACTCAATTCAGAAAAAGGCATGTTACTATTCTTACCACCATTAGATAATTCCTCATAATCAAAACCTTCTATCAAAGGCGCGATTGCTAGTTGATTTTTATTAAAAGTATTGAATAATTTATTTGTGAACGCTTGTAATTTTTCTATATTCTTTTCGTCATATGCGCTAGAGGCAGATTTCAAAATCCCTCTTATTTGATAGTTTTTTAATTGTGCACCTATCATTCTTCCGAATATTTTCCCGTAATCTTCGAATAGACTTTCTACAAAGTGTGTCACTTTATTGTTGTTGTACTTTAAATATATGACCTCTTGCATTGTGAAAGTACGTTGATAAGTATAATCTTTAACCGTTACATCTTTGAATATATCATCATACAAAGCGTACTCTTCTCTGTAAAAGCTATCTGCGATAAGTAATTCTTTGCTGTCACTTACTACGATTAAAACCTCGTTATCATAAATTAGTTTATATATAACTTGTTGCCAAAAACTATCGCTTGATAAGTCAGTATTTGGTTTTATATTTAACTTGTAGTAAACATCATTCTTTTGAATTCTATTACCTTCCAATACTTTAAAATGACTTTGAGCGACAGCTCGCGCAACAAATTCAATACAACTATCAATCGCTAAACGTTTCACATACGCTTGTTGTGATAGATCTTCTATCATATCTAAATCAAGCATATATGTTATATCTTTCCTAGTTTTAAATATCTTTTCTAGAATACTCATGTCTCACCTCCTCTATTAGAAATCTATACTCATTAATGCATCAAGCGCTTTAGACATGTCTTTGTCTACTATATCGTCTGCTCTATATAATGCGTGAACAAAAGCCATGAACCCATCGGTTTTTCTTCTATTTTCATCTTTTTTAATATATTCTTTATTACCATCGGGTTTAACCTTTACTGCAACATTATTAGTAAACCAACGCATCAAAGGATTGTCTCCATATATTACGTTATGTTTCGCAAACATTGTATCGATACGTGGTGCAAGTAATCCATGTATTGCTTTTGGATTTCTAAGTACTTCAAGTTTTATGCCAGCATCCTCAAACGCACGTCTTACAATATCAGTTCTATAATTATCAGCTATGACTTTTTCAAGCCCATATTTTTCTCTAGCCTTTAAAAACCAATCAACTATATATTCAATTTCAATGACATCATCATCTACAATGGTCAATAATCCCATTTTTTCCCATTCTTTAATAGGTGGCTCTAATTTGACATCATCCAAAAACCCTTGTCTTACAAAAGAATGTCCTAACCAAATATAATCGTCGTTCTTTCGAAATAGTAGCCCTACACTTGCGAAATCTCGGATATTTGCAAAGTCTAAACCACCAATACACATTTGATTATCTAAATTTGGTATCTCTCTATTAGTCGCTAGTATTTCTTTCCATGGTGCTATTACTTTTTCAAGGTCAACTTCAGGCAAATTCATTCGCTTAGTCATGAATTCGGGCTTATTTGAACGGTTGAATGGTAAATCGTTATATTCTTCTTCAATCGTACTTAGCAGTGTTTTAGCGTATTCTGATAACGGTTTATGTAACATTGGGTTCGCCTTTTCCCACGTCTGTCTGTCATCAACTTCTTTTGGATCGTCTAACTTACAATAAAAAGCAAACAATCTACTATTTTTAACCTTGCCACTTAATACACTTGCAATTTTGTGCTTCATTGCATCGATATAACCCTCTCTAACAAAACCATCAGTACTTATATAAAACGTTCTTCTATTTTTCTTTTTACCTAATCCACCACGTTTGACGTTTACCATTTCAGGACCAAAGAAATAATGAATTTCATCAAAAATAACACACCCCTCACGTCCACCGTCTTTGGTTTTTGTGTTTGATGTGTTATATCGAATAACCGATTTAGTTGCACGGTTTATTATTTTTGCTTTACTAACTTCATAAGGAGCTTTTGGCGTTTTACCCGTCTTATTTCGTTTGTTATCCATTAAAACGGTTCTGATTTCATCAAACGATGTTTTTGCTTGATCTTCACTATTAGCAACAATGGAGATGTGATATTCTTTAACTCCGTGTAAGGGCGTAGAAAGAAAATCACTAATAGCACTTATTAGACCGTTTTTCCCGCCTCCACGTCCCATGAAAATAGCAAATTCTGTAAAGAAAGCTTCATCTGTATTTTTATCTATAAGAAATATATTAGCTATGATAAACCTTTGAAATGGTAATGTTGGAAAATACCATTTTTCAATAAATTTGATACAATCCTCGATTTTCTGTTCATCAAAATATACATCATCTCGTGAATATATATGTTTTTGTAGATAATTAAAGAGATCAATTCTTTCTTTATTTAAAATTATCTTTCCTTGTTTCCACAAATTTATATATTCATCAACGTATTTATTACTAATCATAGGTAATCATCAGATGGCGTTTCTGTGTCTTCTTTCTCTTCGGGCAATAAATCCGATAATTGTTTGATTATTTTTTGATATGCAGCATCTCTAGCATTAAATAGTTTGGCTACTGGTCTTTCCCTTTCATATGGTGGCGCCTTTTCAGATTGAGTAAATAAATCATAGTCACCTTTTTCTTTTATGTCTTCCCACATGTAATCAAGCATTACACGTAGCCTTGCTGCTTGAATAATTAAACCATCAACTACTTTTAATTTATTGCTAGGTATGTCTTTATATAATACTTGCAGCCTTTCTTTTTCTTTAAGCACTAAGTTTTCATCAACTATAATCTCCATTTCATCACCTGCCTTAAAATGGTTATAAGAGGGGGGGTTATACATGGATTTTTAAAATTATCGCGAAGTCGAGCCCCTGCTCGTTCCCCAAGTATTTTGATCGCTTTTGATTTTTTTGACCCGGGGGTATTTACCATTTTTCGTCTTTCCATTTATTTTCTTTTTTTATAAATCTCTTTTCTTTTTTGTTGTGACATTTAATACACAGTGTTTCTAAATTGTTTAAGTCATGAGCAAACTCCGGATGATGTTCTAGCGATAATATATGATCTACATCCAACGACTTATGTTTGCTTTTGTCATATGTCGTTAACTTGCCGTCTCTCTTACATTGTTGACATTCATAATTATCTCTTTCTAGTACTCTTTTTCTTGTTGTTTGCCATTCTTTAGACTTATAGAATCGTATACGTTCGTCTTTAGTCATCATAATGTTTCACCTTATATAACTTAAGTAGTATCAAGACGCATCTATACTTGATGTGTAGTAATGTATTTACAATTAGTTTGAACATGTTCATACCTCATAAATAAAAAGACACATCACATAGTAATGCGCCTCTTGTTCATGCGTCGTATTAGCATTTAATAACTTTAAATATTAATCTGATACTAACATAATAAACTGTTTTAATGCGGACTTACATAGGGTAAAAGTCCGCTACACATAACCAATATACTTTGCTAACTTATCGATCAGTGCATTCCTTCTACGTAATATACTTGTCTTACTTGTACCAAAGTAATGTGCTATATCTTCCCATTCATAACAACCAATAGGACAATCCCAATATCTAAACCTTAATAACTCAAGCGTATCCTCATCACTTTCATCTATCAATCTATCTACACCGTTAACTATATTTCTTAATGTATTGTACCTGTTATCACTAAACTTCTTTATTGCACATCGTTCAATCGGATTACCCGGCAAATTACTTTTGCCAGCTCCCGCATTATCTGGTTCATGACTTTCAAGTAATTCATATTCTCGCATCTTCAACTCTCTTCGATAGTTATCGATGTGCTGAATGTATTCTTCAAGCTTTTTGATATCGTGTTTCTCAATCTTTATCATTCAATGCAATACCTCCGATAATATAAATTACTTTTTAATATCGTTATTTATTCGCTTCAATTCAATCCTGTATTCTTCTAACCCGTTGTATCCTTTAGTTTTAACTACTTCATCAAGTAGATAATCATTCATATATCTGAGTGCTTGTATCTCTCTTGCACGATCACTATTAATACTGATACAAACTAATAGCAATATAGCAAATACGATAGTCATAGTAATCCACATCATTTAAATCTCCTCTTGTTTAAATTAATAATAATTCTTTCTTTTATCGAAGTTCTGTTTCTTCTAAACTTTCAGTCTCGATAGTCTCTTCAATCATGCCAGTGTATGTGATTTGAACATTAAATTTTTTCATTTTCCTGTTCCTCCTCATATTTATAGACAACTTGCCCCGTCATAATCCCTACTGCTTCATCAAGTTCAATACCTTCTTTAACTGAATGTTGAATAGCATTTGTCATTCCCTCAAGTATTTCATCAAACGCTTGTGCTTTCTTATACACGTCCTCAATCTCTTTTAGTAATCCCTCTGTGTCATTGCCGTTATACGCACTAGCACTGATCACTGATTGTTCTATTTGTTCACGGTTATCCATTTGTGTCATCCTCCGTAAAAATTTTATTGTTTAATTCCATCCCAAATTTAACTCTTTCATCATCGTTGCCGAATTCGTTTATTAAATCTTTTTCAACGCTCTTGCAATACCTATCCCATGCGCTTGCTTTCTTCTCTAGATCTTTGTTACGTTCTCTTAACTTACCTATATCCCCAATAAGCTCATCTCGTTGCTTCTTGTACTCATCACGTTGTTTTCTCATCTTCTTCAACCTAGCGTCCATTACACCTAGTTGGACCCCTGTTTCATAGTTCATTCTGTTACCTCCAATAAATGTGATGATTCAAATATGTTGCCTTTAACCTCACAGTCATATCTAAGGAAGGATTTTATGTCTATATACTCAAAGTAATCATTTTCGGAGACTGCGCCCTCAAACATAAAATCTTTTAATTGAATACCATTTACAACATCAATAGATATTACTGTTCTATTAATTGTTCCTATTACAGATTCATCGTCTGGCATCTCTAATATTTCATCTTCAAACTCAACTATATCTCCCGCATATATTTCGTTGTTGTTTTTGTCTTTAAGTCCTGTACTTTGCATAAGTTCTACATCTTTAAAATCTCTTGCATGTATTAAAGCTTCTGCTTCCGCGTAGTTTTCATAGTGAACTTCAGTCTCAATGAAGTCGAATCCTACAACATCGTGTATTCTTCCTGTATATTCGTCCCACACTCGATATTTCGGCATCATACTACTACCTCCACTTTTTCGACCTCTATGCTTGCAGTTTTAATTCTCATCATTTTCATCTCCTCTAAAATAAAGTTAGTTGCTTCTGTTCCTCGTATTCCAAACCATGTTGCTTTATATATGTTTCAAGCTCTTCCGCTGTATCAAATGTCTTTTTCACGCCTTGCCAACCTGGCACGATATGCCCATGAAAGTAATAAGTGCCGTTCACTACATGGATATGTGCCACTCGTTCGTTATCCTGATACAGATATCTCTTAGATCCGAAAAATTGGTTTAAGTATTCTTTGCGTGCGCTATCGGTTTTAGGCATTTATACTTCCTGCCATTTCTTAAACATTTGGTTATAAGTAGTATCAAACCAGTACGGATCACGTGAATGTTTTTGAGGCACATTAAACAAATGTGGCTTCTTTCTTCTTAGCTCAGCCTCTTTCTTTCGCTCTCTTTCCAATTTGCGTTCGAGTCTAGCTTGTTCCAGTCTTTCTATTGTTTTCTTTTCTCTGTACTCGCTTAAACGCGTACCTTCTGGTGCGTCCATTGCTTCATGTAGTTCCCAACCGTCTTTTACTCTCTTAGAAACCATTCCAGCGGTTATACCGTGACTTTCTATTAATTCCATTTCAAATTTACTGAACCTATAAGGTTTATCGTTTATTGTTACAATTCTTGCTTTTCTCGCCATTTTATCCACCTCTTATATTTCTTCTATTCGTATGATTATTTTGGGCTCAATTCCATAACGCTTTGAGCTAGTTATTTCTGTAATTTGGTTATCGTCTTTCCATACATGGCCATTACAAGCATCTAATACCGTTTTAATTAAGTTGTCGATATCCGGCTTAGTCACTTTATACTGCCCAACCATTTCGTTTTTCTTTTTCTTCGACCATGATTTAAGCAATGGAAAGTAAAACTCTAATTCAATTTTTAATACATTTTCTAGATTTAGCTTTGGCATTTGATTTTGTAAATATTTTTTATGTTCTGTATATTTTGTAGGCATATATGTGAGTGCATATCTACCTGTATTACGAAAGCGTGGACGAGGCGACCCCATCGGCGCATTAAACACTTCATTAAATTTAATTTCTATTTCCATGTAATCCCTCATATATATTCAAATAAGCTTGTTTGGTGTCCTAACTCCATTTGTTCATTATCAATAAGTGTTTTTAATTCATAATCATCTAAGTACCAACGTCGACCATTGAATTTTGTATGTTTTAATCCAACAACTAAATGCCGTCCATCTTTAAAATGTGGTGTAACTGAAAACATTTTGTTGCCGTCATGATCAAATAGATAGTATTTATCAAATGCATCCATTTTCAATCACTCCCATTTGCTATTTAGACGCTTAATAAAAGCTTCTCTGTCTTTCTCAAGGTTTTCATCTACTTCCGGCGTTTTCGTTTCTCTCGTGCTGTCTGTGAGCCATTTGGGTGTTTTTTCTTTTGATTGTTTAACGAAAGGTTTATAATTTTGTTTTTTGCTTTCAAGTTGTTGCTTTTCAAATGCACGTACTTGTTCAATAGATTTCAAGTTTGCATTAAGCCATGTATTCAAAATGCTTTTAGCATATCCCCAAGTAACTTTGTTTCTATCTTTAGCGATTTTAAGTGATGCGGTAACTATTTGATCTGAATCATTTTCAAATGAATCAAGATAATAATTTAAATCGTCTAAATTGTAAGGAGTTATGAAACCGAATCCGTTATCTTGGAAGAAGTCGAAGGCGGTTACCTTCTTCTTCTCATTATTCATATTCTTTTCATTATTATCTTTATTATCATTATTGTTTGTGTTGGTTTGATGTTGTTTTGATGTTGGGTTGATGTTTGACTGATGTTGTTTTGATGTTGGTTTGATGTCGTTTTGATGTTGGTTCCTGCCCTGCTCACTTTGATAAAAGTCATAATTGACAATGGTTATAAGGGTATATTTTGATGTTGTTTTGACTTCTAACATTCCATCACTCTCGAGTAAGTCAAGGAAGGTTTTCACTTTAAATCGTGACCAGTTAAAAAGGTCAGACAAGGTCAAAATCGATGTTAATCTTTGTCCTCTTTCTACGGTTACAATTTGGTTTCCAATAGGCACTTTTGCCTTTGAATGATTCGCTTCCATGAGTAAATATATCCATGCTTCAAACTTTGAAAATGTTCTCTTTTCTTTAAATAGCCAATGATTTTGAATTGAGCGATCAATACTTATCCAACCAGTCATATACACACCTCACTTTCAAACCGGTTAAATTAGAATGGTAAATCATCGTCATCTATTTCAATCGGACCATTTGCATTCGCAAACGGATTATCTTTTACTGGTTTGTTATTTGAATATTGCGATTGTCCACGTGTTTGTTGTACTTGTTGTTGGTATAAATCTTGTTGAGTGTCATTTGAGTTTTTCGGTTCTAAAAATTGAATACTATCAGCAATAACTTCCGTAACATATACACGTTGACCTTCCTTATTTTCATAATTCCGCGTTTGTAACCTACCATCTACGCCCGTCAACGATCCTTTAGATAGGTATTTATTAACGTTCTCTGCTTGTTTTTTAAATACGATGACATTTATAAAGTCTGCCTCGCGCTCGCCTTGTGCATTTGTAAATGTACGATTAACTGCTAATGTGAATGATGCTACATTTACACCACTTTGAGTGGTCCTTAATTCTGGGTCTCTAGTTAAACGACCAACTAATATTGTTCTGTTTATCATTTATAAACCTCCAACATAAACGGGCACGCCCGTCACTTTTTGTATTTCACTTTTAATGTATTTTGCATTTGAATTTTGGCTACTTAAATGAATTAAATGTATTTCTTCGAGTCTAGTTAAATCATTTGCTTTTAACATTCCGATAGCATGTTCTAAGCTAAAATGAGACTCCATAATTCTATTTGCTAATGTGCTGTGCACACTGCCGTTTTTTATGTTTTCCTGTATTTGTTCATAGATATAATTAACTTCTAACATCATGTGCGTAATGCCGTTAAATTTGTATTTCAAATACTTTGTATCAGTAACATACAGAACCTTATAACCTAATGTACTTTGTAATAAGAAAGCCACAGGCTCGTTAGCATCATGTTCGATGTCAAACGGTAGAATTGACCATGTGCCTATTCGCAGCTCTTGCTTTGCCTTAATCGTGCATAAGCGATGACTTTCAAAATTCATAGCTTGTTGTGTTCCAGCAGTCATATAGCTGATTACACCATTGTCGACAAACTGCTTTGTGTACTTTGCATGATCACCATGTTCGTGTGTGATAAGACACCCTGCTATATGTCTTGTTTTATATTTGAAATGCTTTTGAACACGTTCAAATTTTATTCCTGCCTCAAGCAGTAACGTAGTACGTCCATCATTTAAGACGTAGCAGTTACCACTTGAACCAGTTGCTATTGTTTCAATTAAAATGGCTCTTCTTCGCTTTCTTTTTCTGTTGCAGGTTCTTTTATTTCTTCAAAGTCAGATACATCAATAGGCTTATCATTTTCTAATTCTGTGTATTGTGCTTCTTCGAGAACTGGTTGTTCAAAGTCCAATTGTTCTTGATTTGCATTTTCTTCAACTTCTGCGTCTAACACTTCTTTGCGTTGACGTTGTTCGGATTCTTGTGCATATTTGAAAAGATTGCTATCTGTTGATGTGTTGATATAACGTTTAGCAGCTCTATTGATAACTGTTTTTTTAGCCATTTCTTCTTTGAAATTATTATGTGTTTTAGAATTTTGTAATGCTTTTTCATCTTTAATCATTGATGACTGCATCCATGCTTGTTTAATTTGTTCAATAGTCATGACTTCAATATAGTTATCTCGTCCATCATTAAATACGATTGTGCAGTACGCACCGATAATGTTTTCTTTGTCGATGTTAAAGAAGTCTTGTTCGTGTTTAATCGCTTTGATACGTCCTGTTTCTCCCATTTCTTGCTTGAATGTATCGCCTTTATAAATCACTTGAGCAACAACATCTTGAGCACCTGCATCACGTTTTAACATCATTACATTACCGTGATAGCTACGTTGTAACTGCATTTTGTTGCCGTAAGGAATAAAGTAGCATTGATTTTTAGCTGGATTTAAACCTTGCGTTACCATGTCTAATAAGGCATTTGCTTTGCTTGTATCGTTACAACTCATTAATTTGTTATCTTGGCTGATTTGTAACCATGCTTGTTTCATGGCATTACTTGGTGAATAATCATTTGGCAATTCCAAATTGCCTTGTGACTCTAAAACTCTCACTTTGTTTAATACGTTGTCAGATACGTTCTTTTCTTGTACTAATTGTTGTTCAATAGTTTGTAATTTATTATTTTCAGTCATTTTATATAGTCTCCATTCTTAATTTTTTATCTTGTTCATTTACTATCAATTGAATTTGTTGTGATTCTGTTTTGATAAGCTCTGTTACTGATTCAGCATTATCAATAAATATTGGCGCTGTAACTTTAAAATGTTTTGACAGTGTATTGATGATATCTAAGCCAACATTAATTCTTGAGGCGTTATTTAAACCGCTGTCGTATTCGACGCCGTTAACCGTTGTGGAACATGTTTCTTCTAATTCGCCGTTAACTAAGGTATTGAATAACTTAAATTCAGCAATCTCAAATTCATTATTGATATTTTCAGTAAGCATTTTGACTTTTGTTGTTGTAAATTCTTTTAAGATATAAAGGTCATGTGAATACTTTTCTTTTTCATCCAATAATCTATCTTCTTCATTTCTTAATTCAGAAATAACATCATCTAGATGTTTATTTGATTTTTCGATTGATCTTGACACTTCAATTTCTGATTTTTCTTGAGTAAGTTCGCTTATTTTGTCATCTATTCCTGAAACTTTATCTTGAATAGTTTTCCTGATGTTTGAGCGTTTTTGATTAATTTCATTTATCTCTAACATTACTGCTTTGTATTCGTCAGTTTGTGTAACGTCAACGTGAGTCGTTTTTAACTTATTAATTTTGTTTTGTATTCTTGCTGAACGCTCTTCTGCTTCGTTGATTTTAATTTGAAGATTATTATTGTCATCCTCTAACTTCTCGATGATTGGCTTTATTTTCTTGCCTTCTGAAATAATGTGATTGATAGATGTTTGTATTGTTTCTAATTCTTTCGATTTGCTAGCATTGAATTTCTGCAATGCTTTTTCTCTTGCCTCATTCACTTGTTCAGCTGGTAACTGTTGACCACAACAACTACATACATTGTCATCAAGATATTCAAATTTTTGATTTTTAGCTTTTTCTAAATCACTTTTTAATCCTTTATGATTTTCTAATAATTGATTACGTCTATTTTCTTCATGTGCGATTTGTTGTTTGTTTTGATTTAATCTTGTTTTAAGGTTCGCAACCGTTCCATTTTCAACGTGTAACTCATTTGTTAAAGTATGGATTTTGTTCTCATTACTTGCGCTGTTATTGTCTTCAATGCGCTTCAATTCTGATTGTTTATCAGCTAATTGATTACGCAAATTAATTTCTTCTGCACCGTTTTGAATATCTATACGCTCATTTTCAAGTTGCTCAATTTCTTGTTTGATAATTGCGTATCTATCATTATCGAATTCAGGTACATCCTGCTTATTTTGTTGTGTTTGGTTAATACGTATCGGAATATCTTTGATATCTTTGTTAATCTGTTTTATCTTGTCCGTAAGAATCTTTTTCTTTGTTTCAATTTCATGATCTCCAAGAATATTATTTAATTCTTTAAAATCATCATTTGTTTTAATGACATCCTCATCATTGATTGGTTTAGCAATTTCAAACAACAAACTTCTTCGCTTCTTCCAATCTAGTAAGTTAAATGCTTGAGGGTTCGTAATTAACTTGAATACATCTTCATCAATCAGTTCATCAATACGAGCTTTATAATCCTTTACTTTTATTGATTCATCATTGATATATTGTTTCTTCGTTCGACTTCGTGAGTATTCCTTGCGATTCGTTTTTTGATTTATTGTGTATTTAGGATGTGACTCTTTTTTAAAAGTCGTAATTTTTCCGTCGATTTCAAATTCTGCGAAAACAGTCGGAATTAACTCATAATTTTCTTCGTTTTTTTCGTTTAAAGGTACAGGGTTAAATGATTTGGTTGATCCGTCCAAACCTTTATCGAAAAGCAGCCATTGTAATGCGGTTGCTGTTGTAGTCTTGCCAGTCGCATTATTGCCGTATATTTTTGCATCTTTACCGTCAAAGTTAAATTTTTCTTCTTTGATTCCAGCAAAGTTCGATATAGTTAACTTATTTATTTTCATATCTTTCCTCATGCTCCTTTTTTAATCTTTCGGTGACCTCTTAACACCTCGATAATTAAATTTTTTATTCGTTCGTGGCTGTCCGGATTGATTTCATGTATCTGTACAAGCTTATTGTTCGTTTTGTAACTGTCGTGATAGTGCAAGAAATTAATCGATAAGTATCCGTGATGATTACGTTCAATTTCCAATAATGCTCGTTGGTTTGACAAAGTATATTCGTCGAATAACGTCTTAAAAATATTCAATATATTTCTTTCTGTATCTCTCATGCTTATACCTACCATCTCATGACTAAGTTAATTAGCCTGTCTCTTTCGTCTGTGTTCTCTTCAATCCATTCATAAATAGATTGATTTAATATGTCTAATGCTGTGTATAGATCATTCTCATCTGTTATATTTATACCGTCGATAAATCTATCTTCTAAATCTAAGACATTCACTAGAATGCTGTAATCTTGTTTCTTAACTGCTAATTTAAAATCGAATCCGTCTACATTAATTACTTTTTGACATACATCGCCAATTTTGTAGTACATTGTTGACACTTCCTTTATTTCGTTTTATATTGAATATGCATTAATTTTCTAATTGTTTAGACTGTTACTCATTGCCGTGAGTAACAGTTTTTTTATTCTTCATAAAAGTATTCCTTATAAAATATGAATGTTGCGATACTTGCGAATCCCGCAATCGACCATGCAGTAGTGAAGTATAGAAACGGCATAAGTACAATTGCTAAGACTGTAAAGCACAGTACTGCTACTAGGTAGCTTTTATAAATGTTGCTCATTTTATTCTCTCCTTATATATTTCATTGAAATGCTCATCGACGAATTTATTCATCTTTCTTGCGTTAAATCTCCAGCGATTAAAATTCTCATCAGGGTAATGCACAATTCCTTGCGCTCTTAGTTCTTTTTCAAATCTAGGATGAAATAGTAATCTGTCCTTGATAGTCTCATCAGATGCAATTTTTAATTTCTTCTTTAAGTCACTCATGTTCCATACAGGGTCTAATGAATAACCAATTAGCTCATCATATTCATCTTTTGTGATAAGTACATGTGTTTCAGGTATTGGAACTGTTACGTTTAAAATATGTGGCATTTCTATCTTTCCTTTCGTGTATAATGTTGTTATCTCCTAGTGAAAGGAGGTGATATTGGTGTATATTGATCCTTTAAAAAATGTTCGTTTTTCTATTAATAACGTAATTAGTAATGTTGAAATTTCTAAAAGTATGGCAATTAAACAATCTTTAAAACCTAAGTACCAATTAGATATAATTAATAGAAACAACATAAATTTATTTTCTGACTTCAAAGTAGACTTTCATCTAAACAACTTAATTGAAATGAATTTTAATTTGCGTAATTCTTTTTCATCTCTAACATTTCAAAGAAATTTATTTTCTGAAGAAACGATAAAATCTTTTAAGGAACTCTATAGGTTTGATGATGAGATTGTACTTCAAGCACAACAGACCATTAGAGATTTTTATATCAATCCAACTGCTATCTCTACTTTGGCTGAAGCCATCAATTCGACCTATCCAATAAATGAGCAAAGTACCTACAAGAGACACGATGAATTTGTCAAACGTATCGAAAATGATTTTCCACATCCTTTCAAAAAGTTAATAAGATGGTCTAATGGCATTGCAGCAGGTGCTGACATTCAAATCTTTGTAACAAACTATATAAACGAGAACGATTTACATATTCAAAATTCATTGATAGTTGCTATAGTTTGTTTATTAAGTTTTTTATCGACCTATTGTTCACATTCTAAAAAGTAATAATAAGGCCTAATTTAGTTAACCTTCTTTAACAACTCTGCAACTGCTCGCAACAATTCAGGGTTGTTACTTCTTTCTAAACAGTAACTAGCATGCTTTAGTAATTTGAGTTTTAATTTATTTTTTTCTTTCGCGATTCTAAATTTTTGTAACATTTGTTATGCCTCCTTTGCATTTCCAAAAATTTAATCTAACTTAAATTCTTTTCCATCTATTAATCCATAAAAGTTATTTTTTAAATGCGGATGTCTTTCAAGCGTCATTTCAATAAAACGCGGGTCTATCATTAAGTCGTAGCCATCGTTGTATTAAATATTAACGGGTCGTCTATTACCTTCTTCGTCATAGTAGTAATAGATGACTTTTTTGTTTTGAGCTTGCATTGTTCGTTCCTCCTATTAAGATGTTTGTTTTTCTCCTAAAAACTTATTAACAAAGTATTGTTGTCCTTTGCCTGTTACTTTTGGCGTCTTACTAATTGATGTGTGACCGTCCGAATGTGTGATTGATGTTTCTTTAATTTCGAATAACTCACGTTCCATTGAATACTGTGTAGGCATGTTATAATCCACACCCTTGCGTTTAATAAGGAATCCGTTTTGACGTAACCACTCAAACAATCTGCGTTGCCCGATGTTTACACCGTTTTGTTTAATGATCTTTGCTAACTCTCCAACTAAAATTGATGTCTTAGTAGTAGCTACTGCATCTGCAAATACAATTTTTGGTTTATCACGTTCAATCTTTGTTTCTAATTGATTGATTGTGTTGTTAGCAATTTTTAAAGCACGTTGCATAATCATTTCTGGGCTGTTCCATGCTTTTTCAACTTGGATGAAGTATTGTCTTGCACGTTTACCAGGTTCACTGCGTTGAATCATTGCGATTTCTTTTGCAGTGTCTAGTGTGAGTGCGTGGTCAGTTTGATTCTGACGACCTCCTAGTGGGTTATGGACAAAAATGTCCGTGACTACATAATCGATATTTTCTTCAAATCCGTAATCACTCATTCTTTCAAACCATTTTTTGTATGGAGTCTTAACCTCTAATGCTTGATGAAGTTCTCGACCGCTGATTGCGATTTCTCCATTTTCTTTTTCTTGTATGTTGAACATTTCGCCGATGTTCGATTTTGTTTTTAATGCTTGCATATTGTTTATGCTCCTTTCGTGTATAATGTTGTTATCAACCTAAGGAGGTGATAAGTATGGACATAATCGCGATTTGTATCGCAATTTTTAGTTTCTTACTGACTGCACTTAAATATTATTTAGACTATATGAAAGATTCTCTTAACATCGATGTTATACCTACCAGAAGCTTTAATTACTTGGTCGATGACAAATCAAGTTACAACGATATAACATTTATTAATTTCACAAAGTTTCCCATTTCTGTTATTGACGTTGAATTTGATATTAAAAATAAAGTAAATGAACAAAAAACGTTCAAACCTATACGATATAAAGATAAAAACTACTCCATTCCATTTACTTTAGGATCTTATGAAAGTGTAGAATGTACTTTTTTGCTCGAAGAATATCCAGTGATATGGGAATGGGATGTGACTATCAAAGTCACTACCAACAAAGGAATCTATATAAAGCCTGTTATCATAGAATCGCGGACAGAACACCGAGAATCAGAGCCACAAGTGACAGAGTTAACATCAGCAAATAAGGTAAGTGCTCTTTCCAACCCCAAGGATGGTTTTTTAAAGAAGTTTTTATATCATTTAAAACCTTAAACATTTAAAATCCTCCCTTTCCGTCACTCTTTAATTGGAGTGGCGTTGATTTTTTCGTCTAACTTTTTCAATGCTAATTTGTAAATAACTGAAGCATGTTCGGTTTTAAAATGAGATTCAGCAATAATTTTCAATGTTTCTAATTTATTTCTTGCATCACCGTATGTGGTACTTTCTGATAGAACACCTTCTAAAATTTGTTGAACTCGATAATCTAAAAGTTTTAAGTCTTTATTGATGCATTGTTCGACACACTCTTCTTTGGTTAACGTGATTTGTTCCATTGTGTCCCTCCTTAAGTTCATATAACATGAACTTTTTCTTTAAAAAAATATAAGTGTATTTTCTCTACCGGTATATCTAGTAGTTGTATAGCTTTCCATATTTCACTGTCTTTCCAACCAACTTTACCGTTGAGTTTTAAGGATAAACTTCTCTCTGACAATTTCATAGCAATTGCAAAATTGTACTGAGTGCCATACTTTTCTACTATTTTCCCGCTCAAACGTGAGTAGTCGTAACACATAAAAGCACCTCCTCTTAAGTTCACGTATCATGAACTTAACTATACTTTACACCTTGTTTTGAATCAAGTCAATACAAAAATTCATGATTTATGAACTTTTTTGTTGAATTTTTGTTCAACAAGCTTTATTATGAAGTTATCAAACGGAGGTGCACTAAATGAGAGAAAAAGTTTCAAATAGACTTAAACACATTATGAAAATAAGAAACTTAAAACAAGTAGATATCATTAATAAATCGAAACCTTATCAAAAGAAACTAGGTATATCTTTAAGTAAAAGCACTTTATCTCAATATATTAACGACGTACAATCACCCGACCAAGATAGAATTTACCTACTTTCTAAAACTCTGAACGTTGGTGAAGCGTGGCTTATGGGGTATGATGTAGATTCTTATCGAGTTCCTGATGAAGAACGTCAAGATGAAACGATAATGTCAAAAATCAATAACATATTTTCTCAACTCACACCTCCCCGCCAAGAAAACGTACTTAACTATGCAAATGAACAATTGGAAGAACAGAATAAAGTCACTTCTATAGATGGATATAAAGAGTCTAAACTAGTATCGTATATTGCATGTGGTGCAACTGGTGCTGGCATAGGAGAAGAATTATATGATGACATATTGCATGAAGAAGTATTTTTTAAAGAAGACGAAACGCCATCAAATGCTGATTTTTGTATTTTAGTTAATGGTGATTCAATGGAACCTATGTTAAAACAAGGAACATACGCTTTTATTAAGAAAGAAGATTCTATTAAAGATGGTACAATTGCACTCGTTGTATTAGATGGAGTAAGTCTTATCAAGCGTGTAGATATATGCGAAGACTATATTAATTTGGTATCTCTAAATCCGAAGTATGATGATATCAAAGTCGCTTCGTTTAGTGATATTAAAGTAATGGGCAAAGTTGTATTGTGA